TTAACGGTTGATAATTATCGCCCCCTATGGGGCAGGCACTATATTAATCGGCCTCGCCGTATCGTGTTTATAGGTTCGACCAATGAGCATGATTATCTTCGTGACCCCACAGGAGCGCGGCGCTTCTGGCCCGTCTATTGTAGATCGGTAGATCTCGAAAAGCTCATAACCGTGCGCGATCAGTTATGGGCTGAGGCTGTCTCCCTTTATAGTGCCGGTGAAAAATGGTGGATTGATCGAGGTTCTGACCTTGACCTTGCAGCAAATGAAATACAATCTGAGCGCTTCCAGGAGGATGCTTGGGCACCGGATATCGATGCCTTTATCAATTCTCCGGAAGTAGCCATGCGCGGCTGCGTGACGGCTTCTGAGGTACTCAAGAAGCTCAATGTTCAAGTGGAACGGCGTGACGCCAGCACGGAGATGCGAGTCACAAACCACCTGACATATCGCGGTTGGGGGAAGTCCCGCTGTCTGCGGCATGGCCTGAACGTCAACTGGTGGTTCCCGCCGGGGCAGGTGCCAGAGACCCGAAAAGGGAGGAAAAAGGGATGATTTTCCATCCTGTTTTCCAACCTTTTTCCAACCTTTTCGGCCAAGGTTGGAAACATTATCCGCCTGAAATTAAAGGCAGATTTCAGCACTTTCCAACCTTTCCAACCAAAAGCATGTCCTTACGCATACACGCGCGCGCCCGAGTATTTATCATTATTAGGTTGGAAAGGTTGGAAAGTAGGAAAAAAGTCCAGCATTTCTGCGGGTTTCAGCTTTCCAACCTCTTTCCAACCTTTCCAACATGGAGATTTTATGAGCGACCGTGACATCCTGGACGATTTTGCCTCCCGCGCCATTGCCGGTGATGGTCAATTCGCCATCGCCTATGCAATCCTCAATCTGGCTCGTGAACATCGCGCCCTTCAAGAGAACCTGACCTTCGGCGAAATCAACAACCCGAACCGCGTTCAGGGCGTGTTCGAGAAGATCGCCATGGTGCTGGAGGACATTTCCCAGACGTTGGAAGCGATGAGGGAAGATGAGCAATGAACGCCACCTCTCTCCACCAACCGCCTTCCTCTGCTTCCTCCTCAAAGCCGAGCGCACCAAGGCAGAGGCAGGAGCAGAGGCGCGGCGTCTTGGTGTCCGCCTCGACGCAGCAGAATATTGGTGGCGCAATGTCCACAGATAGCCCGCAACGGGGAAGGATTATGAGGTTGTGTTCCCCACTTGAAAAATGGCCCGGCAGCATAACCACCGGGCCAAGAGAAGGTGGAATGGCTTCCAGCCTTCGGGTCGCGCGGTCAGCCTATCGCGGCTGTAGCGATTCGCATTGGATGAATCGGACGTTGGACAGCACCACAAGGGACGGGGGTAGGTGATGGAATATGCTGGCATCGCAATCCTCGCCTTCACGGCACTTTCGATTCTGCTGGGCTGCATCGAGAACAGGGAAACGCGCTGATGGACGATCTTTTCCCGACGCAGCAGATAGACCGATACGCCAGTCCCCAATCGCTGGCGGAGGTGACGCGCGCTCCTGTCGAAGTCTGCAAGCTCATCTTCGAGATGGGCGGATGCCGCGAAGGAGTGGAGATTATCCGTTCGAACGCCCGCGACATGATCGTGTGCGAGCAGCGTCATGCGATTTCGTGGGTGGCCCGGAATTATATCGGCGCCACTTTTGAACAGATCGGCCGCGCGCTGAACCTCGATCATTCAGTGATCGTCCGGAGCTATGCCCGTGCCCGCCTGTTGCGGAAGATGGACCCGGATTTCGTCGACATGAGCGATCGGCTCTCGGCATCGGTGCGGCGTGGCACTGTGCAGCGCACTGCTGCGCGTCGTGGGAGGTTGTAACAGGCATCATGGCGCTCACACCGAAACAGCAAGCGTTCGTCCGCGAGTATCTGATTGATCTGAACGCCGCCGCCGCCGCTCGTCGTGCTGGCTATAGCGAACGCACGGCTCGGCAAATGGGTGACGAGAACCTTTCAAAACCTGACATTGCCGCTGCAATCGCAGCAGCGCAGGCTGAGCGTGCAGAACGGACGAAGGTCGACAGTGATTGGGTGCTGAAGCGCCTCGCTGATGAAGCGGACGCTGATCTTGCCGACATTTATGATGAGATTGGGAATCTCAAGCCCATCCATCAATGGCCGCTGATCTGGCGTCAAGGCTTGGTGCAGGGCGTGGAGACTGTAACGGAGCGCGTTGGTGAAGACGCGGACGGCAACCCGGAATATGCCCAAGTCAAAAAGGTGAAGCTCTCCGACCGCATTAAGCGGGTCGACCTGATTGGCAAACATGTCGACGTGCAAGCCTTCAAGGAAAAGGTCGACGTGACTGTGACAAATTTGGCCGATGTGATCGCCCAGCGCCGCAAGAGGCTTGGTGATGAAAGCTGAACAAGTCTCCCCCGAAGTGATGCTGGCGGAGGATATCGCGGGTTTCACGCACGATCCGCTGTCCTACGCGCGCTATGCCTTCCCGTGGGGTGAAGCTGCACTGGTCGATGTCAATGGACCGCGTGAATGGCAGGGTGATGTGCTGAACGCGATCGGGCTGCATCTGCGTAATCCAGGGACGCGGCATGAACCATTACGCATCGCCATCGCCAGCGGTCACGGCATCGGCAAGTCGGCCCTGATCTCCATGATTGTCGACTGGGCGACGGACACCTGCGAGAATACCCGCGTGGTGCTGACCGCCAACACGGAAGCCCAGCTACGCACCAAGACATGGCCGGAGGTCATAAAATGGCGGCTCCTGTCCATCACCGCCTCATGGTGGAAGGCGACAAAGACCGGCCTGTTCTCGCTGTTCGCAGGTTATTCTGAAAGCTGGCGCTGCGATGCCGTCACATGGTCGGAGCAGAACACCGAAGCCTTCGCCGGTCTCCACAACAAAGGCTCGCGCATCGTCATCATCTTCGACGAGGCGTCCAACATAGCCGATAAGGTCTGGGAGGTAACAGAGGGCGCGCTGACCGACGAGAACACCGAAATCATCTGGATCGCGTTCGGCAACCCGACGCGCAACACCGGGCGTTTCCGCGAGTGCTTCGGGCGCTATCGCCACCTGTGGAAGACGCGGCAGATTGACAGCCGCACGGTGGAGGGGACGAACAAGAAATTCCTCCAGGAGATGGTCGACACCTACGGCGCGGACAGCGATATCGTGAAGGTCCGCGTCCGTGGCATATTCCCCTCCGCGTCGTCCATGCAGTTCATCGGCACCGATCTGGTCGAGGCGGCGCAGCAGCGGCAGCCTGTGGTGCTGGCCAACGATCCGTTGATCTATGGCGTCGACTGCGCGCGGTTTGGTGATGACGCATCGGTGCTTGCCAAGCGGCAGGGCCGCGATGCCCGATCCCGTCCATGGAAGAAATGGCGCGGTGTCGATACCATGACGCTGGCCGGCGACATCGCGCTTGAGGCGCAGAAGGATCATCCCGACGCCATCATGGTCGACGTGGGCGCGATGGGCGCGGGCGTGGTCGATCGCCTCCGCCAATTGCTACCCGGCACCCTGATCGTGGAAGTCAATTTCGGCGGCAAGGGTCGCGATACCGCGTGGGCGGCAGGCGTGACCATCCGCACCGCGAACAAGCGGGCCGAGATATGGAGCAGTATGCGCGCATGGCTGGAGCATGGCGCTATCCCTGCCGACGACGAAGAACTGAAGGACGATCTGACGAACCCGGAATATACTTTCGATCAGGATCAGCGGATCGTGCTGGAGAAGAAGGAACATATGAAGGCGCGTGGCCTGCCCTCGCCTGACCGTGGCGATGCCCTTGCCTGCACCTTCGCCCAGCCTGTCGCGCCCAAGGTGCCCAAGAGCCGCGATCCAGCCAGCTACATTCCGCGTCCGGTCAGCGGGCACTATGACCGATATGCGGAGCTTGGCGACTGATCCTGTGCAAAGCCCCGTCTGACCCGCCCGCACCATAGTAGGCCATCATCTGCAACAAGGCAGGTGATATATGTGCGTAGGCAGCACTCCAGACGTTCCTACACAGCCCGAGCGGCAAGCGGCCAAGCCCCCCACGGGTGATGTCCGCGCACGGCTCAGCGACAGTGATGCGCGCCGCCGTGGATATGCTGCCGCGATGCTCGCCGGGAACACTGCCGGGCCGACCACCACGAATATTCTGGGCGTCTAATGGCGGAGCGCGAGGTCCTGTCAGTGCGCGCCTCGGGCGACGACAAGCTGCGTGAGCATTGCGACCATCGCTTCAAGTCGATGATGGCTCTGCGGCAGGACTATGACGCGGAATGGTATGAGATCGCGGGTCTGTGCATGCCCCAGCGGTCGAAGCGGCTGGTTGAGAACCACAAGGGCAAGCACAAGTCCGCCTCGAATAAGACCAATCTCTATGACGGGCACAGCATCCGGTCATTCGAGGTCTGCGCCAATGGGATGCTTTCGGGCCTGTCGTCGCGGTCCCGGCCATGGTTCAAGCCCAAGCTCGCCGACGACGATCTGAATAATTACTATCCGGTGCGCATCTGGCTCGATGAAGTCGGATCGCTGCTCTATACCGCCTTCTCGCTGTCGAATTTCTATGAGTCCGCGCTCTCCTGCTACCTGGAGATGGCGGCTTTCGGAACGGCGGCGACGATCCTCCAGAAGCATGACAGCCTGCTTTCTGTCAGCCACCCCCTGACCGCTGGCGAATATTCCATAACGGTGGGCGAGGATCAGCGGCCCGATAGTCTTGCCCGCAGCTATACGATGACAGCGCGGCAGATGGTCACGACCTATGTGGCTGATCGCTATGACAGCAAAAGCCTGCATTGGGATCGTGTCAGCCGTCAGGTGAAAGAGGCGTGGGACAACGGCCATTATGAGCGTGAGTTCGTCGTCCGTCAGTTGATCGAACCCAACCCAGCCTATGTGCCGGGCCGCATCGGCGCCATCGGCATGGCGATCCGGTCCATGAAATGGGAAGAGGCCTGCGAAGACAAGAAGCGCTTCCTCGCCATTGAGGGCTATCACGAACAGCCGTTCATGGCTCCGCGCTGGGAAACGCTGGGTGGCGACGTTTTCGGCACGGGGCGCGGCAAGAAAGCCCTGCCCGACATGCGCGCGCTTCAGTTGCAGGCCAAGCGCAAGGGTGAAGCCACAGACATGGCGGTCAAGCCGCCGACATGGGGGCCGCCATCCGTTGATCGCGTCTCGATGCTGCCCGGCCAGCATACCACGGTCGCGGCTGTCGACATGACGCAGGGCATCCAGCCCATCTATCAAATACCCTATCAGGTCATTGCCGCTGTCAATGCTGATGTGGATGACGCGCGCCGCGCCATCGACCGCATGACCTATGCCGACCTGTTCATGGCGATCACGAACATGGACGGGGTGCAGCCGCGCAACGTCGAGGAGCTGGTGCGTCGGCATGAAGAGCAACTGACGCAACTTGGTCCTGTCACCGATCGCGCCAACAGCGAATTCCTCCAGGTCGCCTTTGATCGCATGTTTGGGCTGCTGGAGCGCGGCGGGATGCTGCCTGTTGCCCCCGAAGAGATCGAGGGCATGGAGATACAGGTCGATTTCACATCGGTCCTTGCGCAGGCGCAGAAACTGATGGGGATCAGCCAGACCGAACGCGCCGTCAGTTTCGTCGGTAACCTCGCGGGCGCATGGCCTGACGCGCTCGATAATGTCGATACCGATGCTGTTGTTCGGGATTATTGGGAGCGTTCCGGCGCTCCTGCGACCGGCCTGCGCGACGAACGCCAGCGCGACAAGATCAGGGCCGACCGGGCACGACAGCAGCAGATGGCGCAGGCCGCTGCAATGGCTCCCGCCGCTCAACAGGGCGCGGACGCTGCACGGCTGTTGTCCGAAGCCGACACGGGCGGCGGTGGGAACCTGCTTCAAAGGCTGACCGGCGGATGAAGCACAATCAACTCGATCTGGACATGCGGCAATTGCTGGCGACCCCAGCCTTTCGCCGATTTCTCTTGCAGATGTATCGCGACGCAGGTATTGGGATACCAGCCAATGGAGCCGACGCAACGCTTCTCGCCTATCGAGAAGCCCGCAGGTCTCTGGGGTTGGACATATTTCGCCAAGCCGCGCGCGGACTGCCGCGTGGGACGATCGAGCAAGTTCTCGTCCTCGTGCTGAGCGAAGCCAATCCCAAGGAGACCGATGATGCGACACCCGAAGACCAATCTGATTCTGACCAGCGCGCCTAACGCGCTCATGCGCATGACGCCGATGGAGCGCCGTGCTGGCCGCTTCCTGCGCGCGCCTGACCATGATGCCGGAACCCCCGGCGTCGTCGCTGACCCCACGCCTGTCGATCCGGCTCCTGCCGCCGACCCTGCGCCTGCTGATCCCGCCCCTGCTGCCGAGGGAGATAATGATGACGGTTCCACCCTCCTGGGCGGCGGTGCTGAAAGCGAGGAAGCGGCGAAGAAGGAAGGTGAAGAGGGAGCGGATGGCGATGAAAGCCCTGCTCCGGCAGGCGCACCCGAAACCTATGAACTGACGGCTGGTGAGGGTCAGGAATTCGACAAGGCATCGTTCGATGTGGTCGAGCCTATTTTCCGCGAGATCGGCCTGTCCAACGATCAGGCGCAGAAGCTGGTCTCTGCCTATGGCGAGAAGATCATGCCCGCGCTGGCCGAAAAGGCGAAGGCGCATCTTGAAACGCAGGCCGCAACCACCCGCAAGGAATGGTCCGACGCCTTCCATAATGACCCCGACCTTGGCGGCGCGAACAAGGACAAGACGCTGTCCGACGCTGCCCGCGCCTTCGACCATTACGGCATGAAGAAGGGTGAGGGCTTCCGCCAACTGCTCGATGAGAGCGGCCTTGGCAACCATCCGGATTTGATCCGGTTCGTGGCCCGCGTTGGGCGCGATCTGGACGAAGGTGGGTTCGAGCGCGGTGGCGCCGTAGCCCAGCCCAAAACCCCTGAGGGCAAGATGTATGGGGCTGAGTTTCAACCGAAGTAGGGAGTGAATTATGGGCGTTCGTAATGGTGCCCTTGCCACCCTCGTCGATGTCACCGCTACTTACGGTGAAGCTGGCGAGGCGCAGGGCCAGATCGCGGAAATCCTGACGAAGGAGAACCCGATCCTTGAAGACATGCCGTGGCGTGAGGGCAACCTCATCACCGGCGACCGCAAATGGGTCCGCACCGGCAAGCCGGGCGTCGCATGGCGTCGGTATAATCAGGGCGTTCCGCGCTCAAAGGGGACTGTTGGCGCGTTCGATGAGGCTTCGGCCCAGCTTGCGGCGACGTCACAGATGGACCGCGCTCTTGCGGTGCTGGGTGGAAACCCCGCCCGCGCCCGCATGAACTTCGCCAAGCCGTTCTTCGAAGCGATGAACGACGAGATGGCCGAGACGCTGTTCTACGGCAACAGCTTCTATGAATCGACGGAGTTCACCGGACTGGCCCCCCGCTACAATGATCTCGACGGCCCGACCGGCGATTACATCATCGATGCAGGCGGCACCGGCACGGACAACCGTTCGATCTGGGTCATCAACTGGGACCCCGAGGACTTCGCGGGCATCTTCCCCAAGGGCACGAAGGCGGGCCTCGTCCACATGGACATGACCTCGAACAAGTCCACCGGCCCCGATGGCTATCCCATCGGCGATCTGGTGAACGACGAGAGCGGCAATCCCTACCCGGCCTATACCGATTTCTTCCAGTGGGAAGCGGGCCTGTCGATTGGCGACCATCGCAATGCGGTGCGTATCGCCAATATCGATTTCTCGCTTCTGACCAAGGATCGGTCGACCGGGGCGGACCTCGAAGACCTGCTGGTGCAGGCGATCGAGCGCATCAAGTCCACCGGAGGCAATGCCGCGATCTACGCGCCCAAGCCACTGTCGGCGATGATGCGTCGTCAGGCGCTTGTCGATAGCCGTGGCGGCCGTGGCCTGCTCGGTTTCGAAACCATTGGCGGCCGTCGCGTGACGTCCTTCGATGGCATCCCCATCCGTGCTGTCGACGCCCTGAACGTCGATGAAGCCCGTGTCGTCGCATAAGGAGGGACGCACATGAATACCGACAAGGAACTGCTCTGCTCGGAAAAGCAGGCTGTCACCGCCGACGCTGTGTCGACCGATTCCATTCTGGTATCGGGGCTGCTGGGCGCGGATCGCACACGCAACCTGCGGTGCTTCGCCCAGATCGAAACCGGGTTCACTCCGGATGGCTCGGCGACGGGTATGACGTTCGAGGTGATCGAGGCGGACAATGGCGCGCTGACCACGAATGTCGTGTCGCTTTATTCGACCGGCGCGATCGCGAACGGCTCGTCCAACGTCAATCTGGCTGCGGGCAAGCGGGTGATCGACATTCCGTTGCCCAAGCTCAGCAAGCCCTATCTGGGCTTCCGCTACACCACGAACGCCGGGGATTATACCACTGGAAAGGTGACGGCTGGCCTGGTGATCGGCACCGAAACGCCGCAGGCTGACCGGCCCGTGCCGAACAGCCACGGCTTCTGAGGAGATTGATCCATGGAAAAGGTCATCACGAAAAAGTCGTTCATCGGTGGCCGGCTGGTCTATCCCGGTGAACGCGTCGATGTGGATGCCAAGGGCGAGGTCATGCCCGCCGCCTCCACACCCATCGGCAACCTGACCGTCGACCAGCTAAAGGCGCTGCTCAGCCAGCGTGAGGCGGAAGAAGGCAAGGACAGGGAGCCGGTATTCGGTGACAATGTTGCCGATCCGACCGAGACCAACACCGGATCGCAGCCGCTCGTTATGGCGCCGGTTGCTCCTTCCGCGCCGGGAGCCACCCGACCGCAGGCCCTGCCACCGGGTTCCGTTCCGGTGGGCGACAGTTTCCTTGTCCGGGCATCGGAAGATGCGCCGGCGGCGGTGGAGGAGGTTGTCGGCCCCGGCGATAGCCTGTCGGAACAGGTGAGCAAGCCCGCCAAGACCACGCGGGCGCACAAGCCCGCCAAAGACGGCGAATAACGGATGGGGCGGCCTTCGGGTCGCCCTTTCTCTTGGTGCTGTGCATTCCAGCCGGTCCATCCGGCGCAGCGCGCTAGACCAGCGGCATGGCCCTATCGAAACTCCAGATATGGAACATGGCGCTCGCTGAGTTGCCGGAACAACGCATCGATAGCCTCGATGACGTGAACCTCGCGTCGGACTTCCTGAACGACCAGTATCAGCCTGCGATTGAGTTTCTGCTGGAAGATCATGATTACGACTTCGCGACGCGCCGGGTAGCGCTCGCACTGGTCCCAAATAACAGGCCCAACGAATGGCAATATGCCTACCGCCTCCCCAGCGACCTAGCCCGTCCGCTTCATCTGTTGCCATATAGTGGCGCAGATACGGTCAGCACTGTGCCGGTCTATTCGTGGATCGGCCGAAATCGTGGGATGGAGACGATTACGCCTTTCCGGATCGGCGGCGGCAAACTCTACGGCAATATCGACGGCGCGGTGCTGGAGTATGCGACCAACACGGTCGCCGAGAACCAGTTCACTGCCAAGTTTGCTCGCGCGCTGGCGCTGGAACTGGCGTCCCGCGTTGTCATGCCGATCAAGAAAGACACAAAACGGCAGGGTGAATTGATCCGTATGGCTGAGGTCGCCCGCGAGCGCGCCAAGGCCGACGACATGAACCGCGACCGGGAAACCGCCCGCGACTTTATCCCTGAATTCATGCTTGCCCGCATGGGCTACGGAGACCAGTTATGATCTCGCGCATCGGCGTGCAGCCTGTGATCGTGTCGGTTGGGCCGGGCGAGGCTCGCCAGACTTACCGCGTCGGTGAAGTGACGGCGGACGGAGAGGATGTGTCCGTCGAGGTCAGTTGCACCAATGATCTGTCGGTGGATGGTAATGTGAACCTAGTCCACTGGAGGGGCGATGCTGGCCCGTATCGGGTATATCGCTCTAACGGCACAGGTTTTGTGCTGCTGGAGGAAACCATCGAAAGCTGCCTGATCGACGTTGGAGACGCCTGATGTCGTTCCGCGTTGGCCTGCACAACTTTTCCAAGGGCATCCTATCTAAGGAGCTTTGGGGGCGTGTCGATATTGCGCCATATTCCGCTGGCGTCAGGCAGGCGCTTAACGTCCTCATTATGAAATATGGAGGCCTGACCAAGCGGCCCGGGACGCATTTCGTTTGCGAGGTGAAGGATGGTGACAAGCGCCTGATCCCCTTCGAAGGCGCTTATGAGGCGTCCTATGTTCTCGTTATGGGCGAGAATAATATGCGCCTTGCTGCGGAAGGAGGCATGGTCACGGAAACTGCTAAGACGGTGACTGCGGCGACCAACGCAAGTCCAGTGGTGATCACTATTGCATCGCACGGCTATTCAACCGGCGATGAGGTGTTTCTTTATGGTTCGACTGGGATGCCGGAAATCAACAGGCGCATTCTCCCGGTCACGGTGATCAATGGGAACAGCTTCTCTGTGCCGGTTGATGGCGCAGCCTGGGGCGCCTTCGCTGGCGGTGGAGATGGTTTGAAAGCGGCCCGGATATACAAGATCGCCACGCCCTATGCGGCAACCGATCTGGCCGACATGGATTATACGCAGGCGTTCGATATCGTCTATCTCGCGCATGCCAGCTATGACCCGGGCAAGCTGGTTCGAACGAGTCATACGAATTGGGCGCATTCGTCTGTCGGGTTTGGCCCGAAGATCACGCCCCCGACTAGCGTCGGCGCGACGGCGTATGTACCAAATGTGGATTCTGGCAATGGCGGCAATGGATATTTCCCGCAGCCCGCCACCTATGTGGTCACCGCGATAAATGATGCGTCAGGTCAGGAGAGTAGGGCTTCATCATCCGCCACTGCTACCAATGACCTGACGCTCAAACGGAACAAGAATGTCATAAGCTGGACCGCGCCCACGGGCGTCACAGCCAATCGATACCGGGTCTATAGGGCTGATAACCAGCAGGATTACGGCTTTATCGGAACCACGGATTCCCTGTCGTTCACCGACGATAATATTGCCCCCGATCTGACTGACGGCCCGCCCGAAGCCTTCAATCCGTTCTCTGGCGGCAATCGCCCGTCGACGGTTACGTTCTTTGAACAGCGCTTGTTTTGGGGCCGGACACGCACGGCGCCAAGCGCAGTCTATGCTTCCCGGACGGCCGACTTTGAGAATTACGATATCGCCCGACCTCTGAAGGAGGATGACGCGATCACGTTCCGCATCATGGCGCAGAAGGTGAACGCCGTGAACTCGCTCGTTCCCATGGGTGAATTGCTGGCCCTGACCGGCGACGCTGTGTTCAAGATCATGGGATCGAACACGGATTATCTGGCCGCCACACCGCCGCCTCGCGCTCTGCGTCAGTCCGGGCGCGGCGTCTCTCGCCTCAAGCCTATCATCATGGACGAGGTGATATTCTATCAACCCTCGGTCGGGTCGGAAGTCCGCTCGCTCGGCTTCAGCTTCGATATCGATGGCTACAAATCAAGCGACGTGTCGATCTTCTCGCCCGGCCTGTTCCGCGGTTATTCGTTCCCAGCATGGACTTATGCGCAAGAGCCGCTTTCGGTTCTGTTTGCGGTGCGGTCGGACGGACGGATGCCCGCATTCACATGGCAGCAGGAGCAGCAGGTCTGGGGCTGGACGATGTGCGAAACGCAGGGGCGCATTTTTGACGCCTGCGCCATCCCCGAAGAAGGAGAAAACCGCACCTATCTTTATGTGCGCCGGAACATCAACGGCGTGAACCGCTTCTTTATCGAGCGCATGGCGTCGGCCAAGTGGGAGGATGTGAACCGCGCCTGCTATCTGGACTGCTCGCTGTCATTCGAGCCGTCTGAACCAACAAGCCGGTTTCTCGTTCCGCATCTCGCGGGGAAGTTGGTCAGCGCCTTGGCGGACGGCTTTGTCATCAACGATCTGCGCGTGCAGCCCGATGGCTCGGTGGACCTCGGCTATGAAGCCACGGACTTTGTTACGATCGGCCTTTCCTATGAGAGCGTAATCGAAACGCTCCCGCTCGTCATGCAGACCCGCGAAGGTGGCTGGTCGCGGAATAAGCGGCAGATGCTTGGCGATATCGTCCTGCAACTTGCCGACACGCGGCACGGCAGCATCGAAACCGGGCGCAGGCTGGAAAAGATGTACCCGATCAAGGCCCGGAAGAATGAACCGTTGGGTCAGCCTACCGATCTGTTCACGGGATCTGTAGAGGCCTCGACGGAGCCTGTCACCTCCGGCGAGGCAACCCTGTTCATTCGTTCCACCGATCCAACGCCCATGACGGTCACGGCGGTTTATCTCGATCCCATCGCGAGCGAGCCTTGATTGAGCTGGTCCGCGCCAGTCCCGCTCATATAGGGCGCATCGCCCATCGGATGCGGTTGATCGACCAGCGTGAATGCGCGGCGATGGGCAAGACGGCAAAAACCGGCCTGCGGTCCAGCCTTGTCGCATCGGTGGTCGCTTATACCGCGAAAATCGATGGATGCCCCGAAGGTATGTTCGGCGTCACGCCTGGCAGCACCATCGACGGGATCGGGCATCCATGGATGCTGGCGACCGACGTAGCCTTTGATTGTGCAAGAGAGATGCTGAGCGCTGGGCCGGGCCTTATAGCATTGATGCATCGCCGGTTTCGGCGGCTGGAGAATATCGTTTCGGTCGAGAATGAGCGGGCGATCAGGATGCTCTCGCGCTGGGGCTTCGAGGTTGGAGACGAGCAGATGATGGTCGGTCGAGTTCCTTTCGTGAAATTCTGGAGGGAAGCCTGATGTGCCTGCCAGCAGCCACGCTCGCTCTGGTTGGAACGGCAGTGTCAGCAATCGGCACCGGCGTCACAGCCTTGCAAGCCTATTCACAGCAGAAATACCAGCAGCGCGTGGCGCAGGAGAACGCGAAACTGGAGGACGCGGCTGCGCGCGATGCGCTGGACCGGGGGAAGCAACAGGTCCAGCAGCAGCAGCGCAGGCTTAGTCAGGAGATGGGCGCACAGCGGGCCTCACTGGCGGCCAATGGGATCGACGTGAACTTCGGATCGGCAGCAGACTTCCGGGGCGATACCGCCATGCTCGGTCAGGAAGATGCCCAGACAATCCGGGAGAATAATATCCGTGAGGTGCAGGGCTTTGAACGGCAGGCCGGAAACTATCGTTCGCAGGCCGCTGCATCTGGCCAGGCGGCGACCGGGGCGCTTGTGGGCGGTGCGTTCGGCGTTGCCAATACGCTGCTCGGAGGGGCGCAGCAGTATAAGAAGCTCAAGGCGGGCGGTGCCTGATGGCGCGTGTTCCCATCTCGCGCGCTGGCGATCTCCAGCTTAACCCGGTTTCGTCCGTCCGAATCCGTCCCGCCGGCAATAATGGTGGTGTTGCGGGAGCGGTCGGAAGTGGGTTGCAGGACCTTGGCAAGGGTGTGCAGGGTTATGCGCAGGCAGCGGATGAACTGGATGACAGGGTTGCCCGCACCTCCGCCGATGATCTGCTTCTCCAATATCAGAGCGGAGCGCGCGGGATCAAAACCAGCTATGCAGCAAGGCAGGGCAAGGACGCCCTGGCCGCTCGCCCGCAGACCGATGAGGCGCTGAACGGGCTGTATAATGACATTGTGGGCAAGGCCGACAAGCGGACCCAGATTTACCTCAAAGGCCGCTTGCAGCAATATCATGGCGTCTATCTCGATGGCATAGCGGAACATGCCGTGCGCCAGTCCGCCATCTACGAGGAAGAAGTAGGCGGCGCGCGGCTTCAAAACTTCGGGGAACAGGCGGCGGAGAACTGGAGCAATCCCGATCTGAGCGCCGGGTTTATCGCGGATGGCCGTGCGCAGTTGCGCGAAAATCTGGGCCGCAAGGGCCTCACCGATCCGGATATCGTCCGGGCCGAAGAGGCGAAATATGTCTCTGGCATCCATTCCACTATCATCGACCGCATGATGACGGCTGGGGAAGTTGATGGAGCGGACGCATATTTTCGCAGCCATCTGGACGACCTGACCGCCAAGGATGAAATCACGATCGCCGCCGCGCTCAAATCTCCGCTGGAGAAGCGCGAGACCTATGGCGATGTGGCCTCGATCATGGGCGGTGGCTGGGCCGACGATACCGGCACATCAACCAATTATGCCGATCCCCTGCGCGGCGCTGGCAAAGGCGTCTCGTCCGGCTATGGCGTTGCGCGCGGAAATGGCAAGACGCACAACGGCGTGGACTTTCCCGCAGCGACTGGAATGCCGATCTATTCCATCGGGGCTGGGAAGGTTCTCCGCGCCGGCCATGATGATCGCAGTGGCAATTTCGTCGTGATCGACCATGGCGATGGCACCACCTCCAGCTATTCGCACATGAGGGCGCCGACTGATCTGAAACCGGGCGATACTGTCACGCCTGACACCTTGCTTGGCGGTGTCGGGACAACCGGTAATTCGACTGGCCCGCACCTGCATCTGGTTGTAAAGAAGGAGGGCAGGACCGTCGATCCCCAGCAGGTGATTGGGGGCGCTCAGCAGTCCCCACGTCGACATGATCTTGATACACTACTGGCCCGCGCCGATCAGCGCGCCGATACGGAGCGTTGGTCGTTCGAACGCCGCGAGCGAGCGAAGGACGAAATACGCCGCCGCGTATCGACGGATGAGACGCTTAAAGCCCGCGAGGAGGCTGACGCAGATCGCGCCGCCAGCGAGGTCGTTCTCAATCTGGGCGACAAGTTCACGGATGTCAGCCAGATTCCGGCAGGCGTCCGCAACAGCCTGTCCCCCGACGCGCTACGCCAATATATGGGCGTCGCCAAGAGCAACACCAAATCCGAGGGCGTGCTTGCGAACGGCAATACCGCGACCAGCCTTGAGCTTATGCGTGTCCTTGAGCCAGAACGGTTTTCTCGTGAACCGCTGGGTAAATATGTGGGCCAGGTCACGAGGGCGGAACTCCAGGGATTCGCTGTCGAGCAGGCAAAAATCATTCGCGGCGATCCTGACAAGTCGATCCGCAGCAAGGTCGCGTCCACGATTTCCACGTTCGGTGTCGAGGATGGGTTGACCGGAAACAAGGAAGATGTCCGCCAGAAGCGCGTTGCCGTTCAGAAAACGATGGAAGCGGAAATTCAGGCGCTCACAGGCGGCAAGCGCAATCCCACGGATGATGAGCTTTACCGGGCATACCAGTCAGCCACGCGAGATGTGACGTTTACCGTCAATACGACCTTTGTGGGCATCCCCACCGGACAGTCCGAGCGCACGAAGCCGCGCTTCGAACTGGGCGTGCGCGACGTTCCCGAGAACATCCGGCAGCGTATCGCGCGGGGATACCAGAACCAGTTCGGACGTGCGCCCACTGATGATGAAATCGCGACTGCATATCGCAATGGCAAAGGCCGCTACTGGTAATGGCAACCGACCCCTTCAAATATCTTGATTCCATGCGGGCGAAGTCCTCGCAGCCGGTGCAGGGTGATGATCCTTTCGAAGCGGAGTTGCGGCAGCAGCGCGACGATGAACTGGCCTATCGCATCAAGGTCGCCAGACCGGATGAGGAAGCCCGCGCCCGCGCGCTTGCCGAGCCACGCGGCCTTGCCCCGTCTGCCGTTGCCAGCAATCTCCCTGCGTTCGAAGCAGAGGCTCGCGCCGCCAAGGCTAAGAACGTCATGTCGCAATATCCCGCCATCGGTCGCTGGTCTGCGAAACCCGGCAACGCGGCCATCGCAGCGGATGATTATGACAATCTCTCTCTGTTCGGGAAGGCCTTCTATGGCCTGAAGAATTTCGGCAAGACGCTGGAGGCGGGAACGTGGACCGCGTTGGGCGGCATCTATGGCGCAATCGGTGGACTGGCCGAAAATCTCGACGCTCTGTCGCCATCTTCAGATGCTGAGCGGCGCGCGGGTGTCAGGTCGTTGCCGCGCCTCGTCGCTGATTATGCACTTGGCCTTCAGGCTTCTGACAAGACGGCTGCGGCTAAAGCGCGGCCCAATGTCGAGAATTGGCTGGCTCGCAATCTGCTGCAAGGCGTCGAAAGCCTGCCCACGACTGCGGCATCTGTTGGCGTTGGCGTTGTGGCTGGTCCGACCGCTGGCGCATCCGTCATGGGTGCGTCGGTGGCGGGGAATGAATATGCGGAGGCACGCAGTAAAGGGCTGTCCGTGCCACGTTCCGCTATCTATGGGGCATCGCAGGGCGCGGTCGAGTTCATCACGGAAAAGCTGCCGGTGTCGCGACTGGTGGGCGATCTGGCCGAAAAGTCGCCTATCGGCAAAACGCTGATGCGTCAGCTTGCGGCGGAAATCCCTGGCGAGCAGGCGGCGACGGTCCTGCAAGACCTCAATGAATGGGCGACGCTCAACCCGGATAAGACGATCAGGGAGTTTATTGCAGAGCGTCCCGCTGCTGCTGCTGAAACGCTCGCCGCGACCATCGGCGGCGTCGGCACCACTGTCGCTGTCACGAAGGCTGCTGAGCGGACTGCCCGGATCGCAGGCGACATGATTGATCGTCGCCAGCAGGCGGAACGCGCTAGCCTCAATGCCGCCTTCCTCGAACAGGTTGCGGATGCCACAGGCAAGGCCAAGACCATGGGACGGTCGCCTGATGCCGTCGCGGATCTAGTCCAGCAGTTGGGTGACGATACCGGTGCGGATCGTGTGTTCATTCCAGCTGAAGCTCTGCGCGCTTATGAGCAATCCGACGGATATTCGGGCGAGTTTGACAGCTATCGCGAGGCCGTGGACGAAGCCTATGCTACAGGCGGCGATCTCGTCCTGCCAGTGGGCGAACTGACCCGCATTGCCATTACCCCGGCATGGTCGGCACTGAAGGACGATATGCGCCTGTCTGCTGGCGGCATGTCCTTCAATGAGGCGCGCACGTTCGATGAAGCCATGGCCGATGTCATGGATCAGCTATCAGAACAGGCCGCGCAGGAGGCGGAAGCGGCACGGGTGGCGCAGGAGCCTCGCCAGAAGTTGCAGCAGTCGATCGCCGACAAGCTCATGAACGCGGGCTTCACCCCTGCCACGGCTATCCAGCAGGCGGAACTGCTGACCCAGCGCGAAGCAACCCGCGCGGCGCGCATGGGGCGCGACCTGACGGGACAGGAGTTCGATCCTGTGGAGGTGCGGCAGATATTGCCCGCTGCCCTCGCCCAGATACAGGCAGCGGATAATACCGATATCCTGATCGAAACCATGAAGGGCGGAAAAGAGGCCAAGACCGCCCTTGGTCCGTCGCTTATGGATTTCATCTCGCGCGGCGGTGGTATTGAGGATACGGGCGGCGATCTCAAGGCCATGGGCGCTGATGCCTGGCACAAGGGCAAGCCGGGCAAGCGGAAGCTCGTCCGCTCCGACAGCAGCAATCAGGCGTCGATCGATGAAGGTGGCCTCGGCATCAATGAGTACGGCGCCGACCAATGGGCGCAGCGCGCGTGGGAAGCGGGGTACTTCCCTGAGTTTGGCGACACGCGACCCACTGCGAATGACCTACTTGACGCCATTGCGGAAGGCGTGGCTGGCCGTGATCGCCATCTGGTCGCGCAGGAAAAGGCCCTTCGCGATGCGGCGCAGGAATTGCGCGCCATGCTGGAAAACCGGGGGATTGATCCGGACGCAGCGAGCCGCAAGGAGATCAAGGACGCTATCGCTGCCTATCAGCAGGAGGCGGAGGGTCGCGCTTTCGATCAGGGCAAGGATGATGCTCCGCGCGGACGCATCGTTTTTCCCGATGGTGGCAATGCAGCGGCGGTCATCGAGCTATTCCAGTCCCGCGATCAAAGCACGTTCCTGCATGAAACCGGGCATCTCTGGCTTGAGCAGTTGCGCGCCGACGCGATGGAGGAAAGCGCGTCCGACCAATTGAAGGTCGACTGGCGGGTCGTGCAGGATTGGTTCGCCGCCAACGGCCATCCGCTGGAAGATGGGGCAATCCCCGTCGATGCCCATGAGCTTTGGGCGCGCGGCGTCGAGCGGTATCTTATGGAGGGTAAGGCCCCCACTCCAGTGCTTCGGCGAGCCTTCGAGCAATTCAAGTCGTGGCTGGTATCCATATATCGCAGCGTCGACCGGCTACGCGCTCCGATCACTCCTGAAATCCGTGGCGTCATGGACCGGCTGATCGCCACCGATGAGGAGATCGAGCAGGCGCGGCAGGAGCAGGGCATTGAAGCGCTGTTCGCCGAAAAGCCCGCCACGATGACCGAAGAGGAATTCGGTGCCTATCAGGCATCGACCGAACAGGCTCGCGGCGAAGCGCATGATGCCCTGCTCGCCAGGGTCATGAACGCGGTAAAGCGCCGGGTGACGAAGGAATATAAGGACAGGCGGGAAGCGATCGCGGCGGATGTCGCCGCTCAAATCGATGCACGGCCTGAATTCCGCGCGCTGCGTCAGGCCCGCGAGACCCCGCTTGATAGCACATGGATCAGGGAAGCGCTCGGTGAAGACGCGCCCGCCATGCTGCCCAAGAACGTGCCGCCGATCTTCAAGGATAACGGGGCGAATCCAGATGAGGTTGCCGAACTGTCCGGCTTCACATCCGGCGATGAGATGGTCCGCGCCCTTATGGGCGTGGAGACCGCGCGTCGGCAATTGAGGGAAGGAGGTGATCAGCGGTCGGTGCGCAGGGCACTGATAGATCAGGAAACCGATGCGCTCATGATGGAGCGATATGGCGATCCTTTCACCGATGGCTCGATCGAGGAGGAAGCGCTTGCGATCATCCACAACGATCAACAGGGCGAGGTCATCGCCGCCGAAATGCGTGTCCTTGCGCGTTCTACAGGCCAGCGCGTTACGCCTTATCGCATTGCGAAGGATTGGGCGGCACGATCAGTAAGGGACGGGCGCGTTGCCGATGTAGCCTCGCGGGCCGTGATCCAGCGCTATCAGCGCGCGGCCGCGAAAGCGGGCAAGGCGGCGATGGATGCGATCATCGCCGGGGACAATGCCGAAGCCTTCCGCCAGAAGCAGGCGCAAATGCTGAACAATGCGCTGGTGTCGGAGGCGAAGCGTGCTGCCGACGAGATTGAAGCAGCGGTCAAGCGCATGAGCAAAGTCGCCGCCAAGCGCACAATGGAGACGGTCGATCAGGACTATCTCGAACGCGCGCAGGGACTTCTGGAGCAGGTCGATCTGAAACAGCGGTCGCAGCGTTCGATCGACCGGCAGGAGAGTTTTGAGGCTTGGGCGCGTGAGCAGGAAGAGGCAGGCCGCGACATGATCGTGCCACCATCCTTCGCTGCGACGCTGGGCACCACGAACTGGTCGCGCCTGACGGTCGATCAGCTTCTCGGTCTCGATGCTGCCGTGAAGCAGATCATGCATCTGGGGCGGCTCAAGCAAAAGCTTCTCGATGCCAAGGAAGAGCGGGATTACGAGGCTGTGGTCGGAGAGGCGCTGGCCGCTGCTGGCGGCTTGCCCCAGAAGCCGTCCGGTGTGTCGTTCGATGAGCCAGGCTGGTTCGATAAGGCGAAATCATTCGTCCTTGGCCTCGACGCCGCCATGCTCAAGATGGAGACGGTTTTCGACTGGCTGGATCAGGGGCCGAATGGCGTGTTCAACCGCGTCGTCTTCCAGCGGTTCGTCGATGCGCAGGAGCAGCGGCGCAAGCGCACAGCCGATATGATGCGGCGGCTTGAAGATGCGCGCATGAAAATTCCCGAAGCCATCCGCAAGCGCTGGGGTCAGAAGGTCACGCTCACCATGATCGACCCCGAAACGGGACGGCCTGCGGTGATGACCCGCGACAAGCTGATCGCCATGGCGCTCAATATGGGCAACGATGGCAATGCCCGGAAACTGGCGGGCGGCTATAACTGGAACGAGCAGTCGATCCTTGATGCGCTCAATGCCGAACTGACGCCCGAGGAATGGCAGTTCGTGCAGGATACATGGGATATAGTTGACACGCTGTGGCCCGACATCGCGGCTCTGGAGCGCAGGGTGAATGGCGTCGATCCGGAAAAGGTCGAAGCGCGGCCTCTCCAGACCGGCGCGGGCGAACTGCGAGGTGGCTATTATCCTGTCGTCTACGACCCGACTCGCTCGCTGGACACCGAACGACAGAACGCGGTGAGCGGTGACAAGCTGTTTGAAAGCGCCTACCGCCGCGCCAATACCCGCGCGGGATCGACGAACGAGCGCACGAACGTCGAGCGCCCCGTCATGCTGTCCTTGTCGGTCATCTCCCGCCATATTGGCGAGGTGATCCATGACATCACGCACCGCGAGGCCGTGATCGACGCGCACAGGTTCCTCAATGACAAGCGGGTCATCAAGGCCGTGCGCGATACCATGGGCGAGCATATCCAGAAGCAGTTCAATCCGTGGCTCCAGCACATCGCCAACGAGTTCGCCTATGACGCGCAGGGCATGGGATCGGTCGAGAAGTTGGTAAAGGGCCTGCGGACCAACGCCACATTCGTCGGCATGGGCTACCGGGCGTCGACCACCCTTATGCAGCTTGCCGGGGTGTTCAACACCGCCGAACGGATCGGCTCACGCTGGGCGGCGGAAGGCGTCTATCGGTTCGCGAAGGCCCCGGTCGAGACGATGCGCTTCGTGCTGGAGAGCAGCCAGGAAGTGGCGGCACGAACGGAGACGATGGACCGCGATATTCGTGATGCCATCCAGCGCGAGCAATCGAAGCTCGGCTTCCTGTCGGACGTGAAGCGTTTCGGCTTTTACTTCATCGGCATGATGGACCGCTTCGTTTCCACGGCTGGCTGGATCGGTGCCTATAACAAGGCGCTGAACGAAGGCATGGCCGATAGCGACGCCATAGCTTTCGCCGATAAGACGATCCGTCAGTCTCAGGGTTCGGGCGCCGCGAAGGATTTGGCGGCAATTCAGCGCGGCAAGGGCGCGGCTGGCGAGGCGGGCAAGCTGCTCACCATGTTCTACAGCTATATGAGCGCCTTCTACCAGCGCCAGCGCACGCTTGCCCGCGACTATGGCACGGCGTTTCGGACGGGCGATGTGCAGGACTTTCCCGGCCTGCTGGCCCGCACGGTCATGCTCTATTTCCTCCCTGCGTTGGCCGCTGAATTGATTGCCGGGCGTGGACCTGATGACGATGAGGATTGGACGCAATGGGTATTGGAAACGGTCGGCCTCGCGGCGCTGGGTCCGATTCCGCTCGTTCGGGATGTCGCGGGCGGGTTGGCGTCGGGCTTCGGCTATAATTTCACCCCGGCCAGCGGCGTCGGTAACTCCCTGGTGAACGCCGCCAAGGACATCAAGCGACTGGTCGAAGGGGAGGAAACGAAGCGGGCGACACGCAATGTCCTTGAGACGGCAGGGTATCTAGGCGCGCCAGTGACAGGGCAGATGGCGGCGTCGGCGCAATTCCTTGTCGATGTGGGCGCGGGCGACCAGCACCCGGAGACGTTCGGGGATTGGTGGACCGGGCTCACTAAAGGTAAAATTCAGGAATGACGCCCATGGTTTGGGTGGAAGCCATACCTATCTTCAGCTGCTTTACGCAGCGCGCACGCAACTTCAAAGTATGGCGAGAACCCAAGGTGGATGTTCTTCCTGTTTACTTTGATGGTTGCTGCCCACTTCGACTTCTGACTGTTCCAGAAGACCCCGGTGCAACCACTGCGATTGTTTGATGAGCGTTTCAGGTTTCGCATGTTGGTCTTTTCGGTTGCGGGCCGGAGGTTGTTGATCTTGTCGTTACTTTGGCATCCATCAATATGATCGATATAAATTTCCGGCCATGCGCCATATTCCAATGCCCACATCACTCGGCTTCTGTATTGGTATCCTGCAATGACCTTGCCGTGAGCGCGGCCCTCCTTCGTCAGGCAGGCCAGTGCCTCTTTCCCAGCATACCGAGTATTCCAACCGTCACACGCCTTTTGGTTGCAAAAGTATTCTGGAGGGCGTCGCTTCCAGAATAGGCGCCCGCCTAATGGGTCGTGCTCGATCAGCGCTCTGAGTGTTTCTATGGGGATGCTTGTCATTCGGGAATCTTGGACTGGTGGTTAAGGTATTACAACCCCCAAGATCAAGGAGGATTGAGGTTACCAAGGGCGGCGATGATCGCAATGCCCATGCTAGCAGCACAACCGAAAGCCACAGCTTTCTGGCTCTTTCGTAGCATAAAGAAAACGAATGATCCGAGGGCGAACGGAATCAATCCTGCTCCAATTGCGAGAACGCTAAGGCCGGAGATTGCCACGCCTCCGAATAACGAGGCCAATGCGATCCAGCCAACTCCTTGCCCTATTGTCAGTCTACCCATTCGCCAGCACATAACATCGCTCACCCCATCCCTCAAGCACTGTGCATTCCCCGGCTTTCGCCACATAGCCACGGGTAAGCCGATACCAGCGCAAACCGCTGGGACGCATCATGGCAGTTACGGTCACCTCCTCGATTACCGGGCCTTACATTCCGAATGGCGCGACTACCGTTTTCGCCTTCGATTTTAAGGCTGGATCGGCCGACGAGGTTGATGTTTACCGCGATACGGCTGATGGCTGGGCGCTTATCCCCGGCGCGGACTATACCGCGTCCGTCGATCCTGAGCAGGAAGGCGGGACGGTCGAGTTCTCGGTCGCGCCTGCCAATGGTTCGGGCAACCTCTACATCGTGTCCGCGCCGTTCTTCACGCGCGAGGGACAATACACTGGCGAGGGACCTTTCACGCCAAAGGGTCTCAACAATCAGTTTGACAAGGCAGCTGTCCGCGACATTGCGCTCAAGCGCGATGTGGACCGGGCATTCAAGGTGCCGCTGGGTGAGGCGGCTATCGATTACCCCAGTTCGGCTGACCGGGCGAACCGCTATCTGGCGTTCGACGCTGACGGCAAGCCGGTGGCGTTACCTGCGATCGGCGGCTTCATTTCGCCGTGGATTTTCTCGTCGCGGGCAGAGGCGCAGGGTAGCTATGTCCCTGGCCTTGTAGCAAGTATCGGCGTCAAGGCGGGAAACCGCATCCTAAATTACGCCCGCGACAATGGTGGGACGGCGCTGACCACCGGAGACGGGCAGAGATGGTCTCCTGCTGACGAGGTGGTGCGGCCTGACCACTTCGGCGTCACGGTGAACAGCCCAAGCGACCAGACCGAGCAGATCACTAAACTTCTCGACTGGACGAGCGCGATCGGTCGTGAACTATGCTGGCTCGGTGGCACTTACCGCTTCACCAGCTACAACTGCCCGAATTTGTCGCCCCGGGTAAAGTGGTCTTCGCAGGGGGGCAGAACGATCCTGCGCAGTATAAAGGCGGCCCCAGATGCCACGAGTTCGCTCAGCGAATTTGCGGTGAACTTCCGTGGGGCGACGATCCGGCAGGATACGGTCACCAATAACGTCTCTGCCGGCGGCGCGCGGGTCAATCTCAACAGTACGGCCGATATTGTGCCGGGTGAAACCGTGCTTGTGTTCGGCTCTACTCGCATGATCGAGACCGACAATCGCGGACAGAAGCGGCACGGCTTTGCGTGCGTGGCTTCGCGCATTGTTTCGCCAACCGTGGTGGAACTGGAAAAGGCCATCCCGATCGATATGGCGATCAGCGACATCACCGGGGTGACGGTGACGGCCGTGGGCGCGTCTACCTGCACCGTCGCTGGCCTGAGCGCATTCAGTCGCTCCGATGTTCTCTATCGCCTCAAGTTCAATACCGTGGGCGGTGTCGCCAGCGGCGTGACCGCCTTGCCCCTTTCGTTCGATCCGGCGACCCAGACCTATACCTTCGACAGCAATTCGCCGCGCCCTGCTGGCTTGACGAACGGCGACAGCATCACGGTCGAGCGGCTGCTTGTGTGCACCTTGGCAAGCCCGGCCATCGTGGACATTGACGAGGGCATCGTGTTTGAGCGGGACCCCACCTTCAATGCCACACCGGGAGACGCGGGCTTCCGGGGCTTGCAAATCCAGCGCGGCAACTGTCCCCAGATCACCGGATTTGAAGCGAGGGGCTTCAGTGAGCATGGCATCGTGCTGGTCGATTGCTATGCGCCAAACGTGTCCGATGCGGTCGGTTCGATGTGCAACCGGGCCTATAACGTTTTCGACGGCACCGGATCATTCATTTCGTGCTTCCAGTCGTCATGGGGCACGTTTGAAAATATCCACGGATTTGGATGCCGCCGCACGCTGGATTTCAGCGGGACGCAAGGCGCATCCTACCACAACATCGCCAAGAACATCACTGGTGAAGGCGGCGGAACAGCCTATGACGGCGTTCGCTTCTGGCCGAACGGCCCGACCGAGCAATCCGTCGTCGGCTCCCATGGCGGCTCTTTCTTCGCCCGCTACAACAACAGCAAGGGCGTCAATGTCACGGCCGTCGTGAACCTGCGCGGCTGTGACGAAGTGGTGCGCGGGGTCTATGGCGCGGGCCGCATTCATCGGATGATCAACTCCTTCTACGGCGATGGGGCCGACATTGACGGTGTGTTCTACACCAGCGGCAATGCCGAATGGGTGGCGGACGCGCGGTTCAAAAACAGCACCGGCGCGGGCGGGAAGCTCGACATGGTGCTTCGGATCGACGCTGGCACCATCCTGTCGACCAAAACCCATATGCTTCGAAATGTCACGGCCAAGGGTATCAAGTCCGCATTGGTTGGCCTCAATGGCACGGGCAATGTCGGGCCGATCACGGTCGGCGGCAATATCGACCTGTTCGTCGATGATGAGGATGGCGACGACAGCACCTTCTATGCGTTCCGTCGATATGGCGGCACGGCGACGTTCACCGGGCCGGTGCGGCTGAAAGCGTTCGATGTCACGAACAGCAAGCTGGCGCCCAAGGGGCGCATTGCCTATTTCGATACCAGCATTCCTTTCGCGGCGGGGGCCTATCTCAAGCTGCCTTCGGGCTATGTGCTCGTCCCGATTGCCGACGACGCGGCGGTCAAGTTCCCGCTAAGCCAGACGAATTCAGTCGCCATGGTGGACCTGCGCTTCAACACGAGGAACCGCAGCCCGCGCGTGCAGATGAACAATGGTGAGCTGTGGCTGGACCTGGCCACCGATCGCTCCCCGGTTCCCAATTCGGTGAACGTCGATGTGCTGGCGACGGCGCTCACCGGAACGACCGGGACGGACGGCAAGGTTAGCGTCGCCTATGTGACAGAGAACAGCGGCAGCGTTCTGTATGTCGAAAATCGCTATGGAAGCCTGCAATATTTCCTCATCAAATGCGATTTGATGCTGTGAGGTCGGGGCATGGCTGAAACCAGCATCATCGCACAGCTTGCGACACAGTTCGGCGCGCCGGGTCTGCTGATCGGCTTCATGGTGTGGCGTGAACTTCTCACGCGCTCTGACCGGAAGGCGGAGCGCGAAGAGGATATGGCAGTTCGCAAGGATCGCGCTGAGGCGGACAAGTCGCTCGCGGCTTCACTGTCGGCCCTGGTTGTCACCATCCAAGGCATGGAGCGAAAGTGATGTGCGAAGCGAGAGACGCGATCCGCGCCCGAAAATGCGCCGCCGATGACCTGACAAGGGCTTGCGCGGCACAGGGCAACCCGCTGGCGGCGGCGTTCATCGCGGCTTTGGCCGATCCTGTTCCCGAAGCGCTGCGAAAACTGGCTGAACAGGCGGAAAGGAGCCTTCGCCGTGACCATTGACGCGAAACTCCTGCAACGCCGTCTGGGCGTGGCACAGGACGGCATTATAGGCCGCGATACATGGCGGGCCGTGTTTGCCCGTTTTGGCGCAGACACGACGAAGGCACGGGCGTTCGGGATCGCGATGAGCGTCCACGCCGCAGCCTATGACATGATGACGCCGTTCAGGCTCTCCCACTTCTTTGCCCAGATCGCCCACGAGAGCGGGTCTTTCCGTTACATGGAGGAAATCGCCTCCGGTGCAGCCTATGAGGGGCGGAAAGACCTCGGCAACATCATCGCGGGCGACGGTAAGCGATATAAGGGGCGCGGCCCCTTGCAGATTACGGGGCGGGCCAACTACCAGCGGTTCGGACGGCTGATCGGGATCGACATCGAGGAAAGCCCGGTACTGGCGGCGAACCCCTCCATCGGCCTGCATCTGGCGCTGGAATATTGGCGCGACCGCAAGTTGAACGCGCTGGCTGATCGCGATGACGTGGTGGCCGTCACAAAGGCCGTGAATGGCGGGGCCAACGGGCTGTCTGATCGTATGGCGCAACTGGCCAGGGCGAAGGGGCTATTTGCATGAACGCCATCCCCTTCACTCTCTCCACCCTGCGCGCCCACTGGAAGCTCATAGGAGCCGCTTTCCTGCTATTGGCCCTCATCATCCAGACATTCCGCCTGAGCGCCACAGAGGGCGCCCTTAGCGCAGAGAAGGCGGGAAGGCAGGCTGACCGCGCTTCTTATGAGAAGGCGCAGGCACAGGCCACCGCAGAAGCCCTATCCGCCAAGCTGAAAAAGGATGCCGAAAATGCTCAGAAAGCCGAACAGGCTGACAGCCGCTATGCTGATCTGTCTCAGCAGTATCGCGCTGCCGTCCTGCGCTACCAAGCCGCTCAGCGTCAGGCCGGAAGCGCCGATCTGTCCATCCCCGCCGAAAGCCCCGAAAGCGGCGACGGACCCGGTGGAGGTGCCGTCTTTCCTGTCGGAACAATCCTGATCCCGGAGAACGACGCTTTCATTTGCGCGCATGGGATAGCTAGATTGCAAGCTGTTCGTGAATGGGCGCTATCGCTGGATCAACCCTAATCCGGCAAATGCTCCGCCAACTGCTCCGCATATCCGGTATGCCCCTCCTCCATCAGCGCCTGCACCACGTCCCATATCTCGTGCGGGTCCACATAGGGCGGTATATTCATCCACCGCTGGTCCGCTCGCGCCTACCGGGCGGAAGTTCTCGGCTGCGGCGCGGTTCAGGCCGCGCCCGACCAATCGAAGGCACAGGGCGCGACTCTCACCATCAAAGAGATGGCGAAGGAGGTTCTCTCGCGCCAGCCAAACGGGCTTAATTCCGGCATTATGTAGCAAACGCACCAGCCTCTAGATAGATGTAATCGCCTGTAGTGCGTAATGTCATCGTATGACGGACTACGCCCTGGACGCGCTCAAACGGAAGCGCGCAGAGATGACCGGCGAGATTGCCTTGTGCCACGCTCGCCTACAGCAGCTATCCACCGACCTGGAGCATTTGGACGCCACGCTACGGCTGTTCGCCCCTGACTTCGTGCAGGAGAGCGTCTTGCCCAAGGTGTTCGTGCCGCCCAAGTCATGGAGCAAGCGAGGGGAGATGAGCCGCGCCGTGCTATCGATCCTGCGCGTAGCCAAAGGGCCGCTGTCCACGCGGGAGATAGCCGCCATGATCGTGGATCAGCGCGGGCTAGAGAATGACGCTGGTATCCTCAACATCATGACGCGGAGGGTAGGCCATGTGCTGCGTGACAAGCGACAAGCGGGGCTAGTGCGGTCGGTGGAGGAAACGGGGCTTTGGCTGCAATGGGAGATTGTGCGCTAGCAATTTTTAATAATCATTCTCAATATCAGAGATTACTGTTG